GAAACTTTGCGTGAAGCGGTTAAGATTTGTCTTAATGGTGATGAAAGTATTCTTCAGAAATACATTGAAGAAACTCGGATTAAGTTTATGCATCTTACTCCAGAACAGATTGCTTTTCCGCGTGGTGTAAACAATCTTAACAAATATACTTCTAATGCTGATATCTATCAGAAGGCAACACCCATGCACGTTCGTGGAGCCTTGCTGTATAATGATCAACTAAAGAAGCACAATTTGGATAAGCGTTATGAACTTATCCAAGAGGGCAATAAAATCAAATTTCTATATCTGAAAGAACCCAATACACTTGGAGAAAATTGTGTTGCTTTTCTTTCGAAGATGCCGCCCGAACTTAACCTGCATCGATATATAGATTACGACATGATGTTTTCTAAGGCCTTTCTTGAACCTCTAGATGGTATTATTAAAGGCCTGAATTGGAAGACAACGCCACAAGCATCACTTGAGGATCTTTTTGCCTAAAGACTTGACACATATGTCATCACTATGTTATACTGTTGCTATACAAATTAATAAAATGAGGAGATTACCATGAGTTTGCTTGAAAAACTAAAGAAGAATTCTACCATTAAAGAAACTGAATATCTGAATAAGAGTAAGTTCTTTAATAAGAAAGATGTAATTCAGACTAATGTGCCTGCATTGAATGTAGCATTGTCTGGTAAGTTAGATGGAGGTTTAATTCCTGGTCTGACTGTTTTTGCCGGTCCGTCTAAGCACTTTAAGACGGCATTTTCTTTGCTACTTGCAAAGTCGTATATGGACAAGTATGCTGATGCGGCCGTACTGTTCTATGATTCGGAGTTTGGTTCTCCGCAATCTTACTTTGATTCTTTTGGTATTGACACCTCAAAGGTACTTCATACACCAATTACCGATATTGAACAATTGAAGCACGATATTATGGCACAACTTAATAATATCGAACGTGGAGACCATGTTATCATTATTGTTGACTCTGTTGGCAATTTGGCGTCCAAGAAAGAAGTTGACGATGCACTAGAAGGCAAGACGGTCGCCGATATGACTCGCGCAAAGCAGATGAAGTCTTTGTTTAGAATGATCACTCCGCACTTGACAATTAAGGATATCCCTGCTATTGTAGTCAATCATACATACAAAGAAATTGGTTTGTATCCTAAGGACATTGTTTCGGGTGGTACGGGTATCTATTACTCTGCTGATAATATCTTTATCATTGGTCGCCAGCAGGAAAAGAGTGTTAAGGAAGGTTTGACTGGTTATAACTTTATCATCAATGTCGAGAAGTCTCGGTTTGTTAAAGAAAAGTCCAAGATTCCTGTAGAAGTTTCGTTTGATGGTGGTATCAGCAAGTGGTCTGGTCTACTTGAAATGGCAATTGAATCTGGGCATGTTATTAAACCCTCAAGCGGTTGGTATCAAATCAAGAACGATACCACACAGAAGAAGTATCGTGAAGACCAGACCAAAACCAAAGAGTTTTGGTTGCCAATTCTAGCAGATGCTTCTTTTCCAGAATGGGTAGAAAATAAGTATTGCATGGGTAGTAATTTGATGATCCAGGAAGAATCCATCCTTGAAGAAGATATTGACGATGCTTACGAAGCTCTTACAGAGAAAGAATAAGAAAAAATGTGATTCGTGCCGGAAGCATATCGCTGATGAAGATGCGGCGATATGCTTTCATGGTGCGGAAGAAACGTGGTTATGCGAATCTTGTATAGAAAGAATACGTAGTGATTTTATTAGGAATGAAATGAATGCAAGAAACAATTGAAGTTATCATTTTGAATAAACTCCTTACGGATGAGCAATATCTCCGTAAGGTTATTCCTTTTGTACAGGGCGAATATTTTACCGATGCACAACAACGCCTTTTGTTTGAGGCAATTAATAAGTTTGTGGTAAAGTATAATGCTTTACCAACTAAAGAGGCCTTGAAGATTGATTTCAAGGATGACAAGAACATCACAGAGCAAGACCTTACTGCTCTTGATACTCTTTTGGAAAGAACTCAGGTCCCTATTGATGTAAATGAAAAGTGGTTGCTTGATTCCACTGAAACTTTCTGTAAGGATAAAGCGGTCTACAATGCCATCGTGCATAGCATTCATGTGCTTGATGGGCGCGACAAGATTAATAGTAAAGATGGTATTCCTGACCGGTTAAGAGAGGCACTTGGTGTTTCGTTTAACAAGAATGTCGGTCACGATTACATCGATAATGCCGAAAGTCGGTTTGAATATTACCACCGTAAAGAGTCAAGACTCCCGTTTGATCTTGATCTGTTTAATAAGATCACAAACGGTGGTATTCCAAACAAGACTTTGAATATCTGCCTTGCGGGTACTGGTGTTGGTAAGTCGCTGTTCATGTGTCACGTTGCTGCCAGTATTCTGGCACAAGGTAAGAATGTTCTTTACATCACACTTGAAATGGCCGAAGAACGAATTGCCGAGCGTATCGATGCCAATCTTATGAATATTACCATGGACGATCTGAAAGATTTGTCGAAATCTATGTTTGATACGCGAATTGATAAGATTAAGAGTAAGACGCAGGGTAAGTTGATTATCAAGGAATATCCTACCGCTTCTGCACACGTTGGTCACTTTAAGGCATTGTTGAACGAACTCAAGTTAAAGCGTGAGTTTATTCCTGACATTATCTTTATTGATTATCTAAACATTTGTGCTAGTAGTCGGTTTAAACCTGGTAATGGTGTAAACTCTTATACGTATGTGAAGGCGATTGCTGAAGAGTTGCGCGGACTTGCCGTTGAGCATGACTTGCCGGTCTTCTCCGCAACTCAGACCACACGATCTGGTTTTTCTAACAGCGATGTGGAACTTACCGATACTTCTGAATCGTTTGGTTTGCCAGCAACCGCCGACTTCATGTTTGCTCTTATAAGTAATGAAGACCTTGAGAAACTTGGCCAACTTTTGGTAAAGCAGTTAAAAAATAGATATAATGATCCTTCCGCTAATAAGAGGTTCATGGTCGGTGTTGATAGGAGTAAGATGAAGTTATTTGATCTTGAACCTTCGGCACAACAGGGATTGAGTGACGCCGGAGACGAAGAACCTGCCTTTGACAGAGGTTCATTTGGGTCCCGCGATAAAATGACCACAGATAAATTTTCGGAGTTTAAATTATGATCCAAGATAAAACCCAACTTAATCTTAAGTTAGTTGCCCAAACTAGAATATGGTCTAACATGGGTGATAATGATATGCCACTTTGGCGACCAACGGGCGGTAAAGAATATCTTGTCTGTAGATTTAAGAAAGAACCATCCTTCTACGAAATTGCAGAGGCAATTGAATTAAATAAGCACAAGATTGAAACGAGAGAACAGTTTGTGCAGGAAGTTTATGTCGGCTACGATTTGTTTATGGACGAGAGTATGACTCATAATGAGGCCTTTCAGTATTACCTAAACAAGGGTAGCATTGACTTTGAAACCAAAGACCTAACGGAGATTAGCGGAGAAGAGGAACTTGGAGAAATCTTGGGGAGTCAATGAACGACATCACTTTGATTCAAACGTATTACAATGAGCCGACTGAATTACTCAGACAACTCTACGAATATTGGGACAGATATTATACACCTCTAAAGATCATTCTGATCGATGACGGATCTCAGAAATTTCCGGCATATGATGTATTGAGAGGATTTAAGCATCAAGACCATATTGATTTTCAGTTGTGGCGAGTTACTAAAGATATTGGGTTCAATAGCCATGGTGCAAGAAATCTAGGCGCACATGTTGCGCAGACAGACTGGTTATTGTTTTTGGATATTGACTATACCATACCGCCCAATGATATAAATTATCTCTCAAAAGAAAAACTAAAACATCATGCTTTTTATAACTTTAAAAACATTCAGATCGAGTTTGATGCAGCAGCCAAAGGTCAAGTATTTGTTGAGCCTACAATAAACCAGTTTTTAATTAGCAAGAAAAAATTCTTGAAATTGGGTGGTTACAATGAATCATATACGCGGGTACATTGGGGTGACCGAGAATTTATTGCCAATTTAGAAACACATTTGCGCAAAGTAACAGTAGATGTTTGTGTTACCGATCACCGAGGTGGCAGAAAAACTGTAATTGATAACACACTGTCGGCACCTGTCTATGATAACGAGAACAAAATACTATACACTCCTCGTCCGGATTTGGTAGATTTGCCCCAAATAACGACCAAATTGAATTTTGATTATGAACGTCTAATATAAACCCGCATAAATATAGGTGTAAACCACTTGCCAAAATTGGTAATATATGCTATATTTAAGTGCGGAAGAAAAAAATATGTTGTCTTTTAGGAACTATTTAACGGAAGTTAAACAGACTGGAGGTGTATTGGACAAGGGTCCACTTACGCACCTAACTCACCCTGGATCGCTTCCACACTTAGGTGGTGCTAGAGGCACTGCCCATGGTCTGGCGTCTCTCCGTGCGCTCCACAACCGTTTGGCCGCTGGTAGAGTGCATGACGGTTTGTCAACCAAGTTCGATGGAGCGCCTGCCTTCATCTATTCACATGACGAACAAGGTCCTTCTATTGCCACAAAGTCTGCCTTTAATAAGAATCCTAAGATTAATCGCAGTCTGGAAGACATCGAAAAGAACCACGGTCACTCCGCCGGCCTAGTTGCCAAATTAAAGAAAGCATTTACTCACCTTCAGAAAGTTGTGCCTCAGGGTATGACCGTACAGGGTGATATTATGCATGGCGGCCGAGGCGATGGCATGGAGAATAAAGACGGGCAACTTAAGTTCAAACCAAATACGATTGAGTATGGCCTTGCAGCCAATTCTCCAGAAGGCAAGAAGGCTGCAAGGTCTAAACTTGGCGTTGCTATTCACACCGTTTACGAACATGGTGTTCCTCGCCCCATTACTGATACCGACCGCAACAGATTTAGAGACAGCCCTGACGTACATAATATAACCTCAAAGGTCGAAACCGCTCCTTCTTATCAGGCGCCAGACCAGCACATTGTAGACCAGCATTTAGATGCCGCCCAAGCGGCACATGAAAAACTTGGCGACAAGGGTTATGCTGCGGTTACTCTTCATGGCGAACACCTGGAAACTTATATTAACCAGACTGTACGAAGAGGTACAAAGCCTAACGTAGACGAATTTAAAGAATATCTTTATAATAAAGGCGAGAAAGAAGCGTCCAAAGTTAAGACCGAAAAGTCTAAAGAAGCAAAACGCGCCGCGATGAAGGCCGTTTCGGACCATGTTGATGCTAATGCACGACACTTTACCAATTCGCTGAATGTATCGCATCATTTACAGCAGGCAACCAATCACCTTTCTGGTGTATTAGGGTCTTCTTCTCAGTATTCTCACAACATTGCAGGTCAAGAAAGTGGTCCAGAAGGCCATGTTCTCTATCATAAGTCGCAACAGGCTTCTTCGCCTATTAAGATTGTCAATCGAGGTGAGGGTGGTTTTGCCCAACAGAATCTTAATGCCGGTGGTGTTAAGGCGGCTAAATCTGGTGAGAGACACATTACCTTTGGATTTGGCAGATTGAATCCGCCCACCACTGGGCACGAAAAACTTGCTGCTGCGATCAGGGCACATGCTGCCAGTACCGGCGGCGACCATTTACTTGTTGTCAGTAAATCGCAAGACGCCAAAAAGAATCCCCTATCTGTTGCTCAAAAGGTCAAACATGCCAGACGTATTTTGCCTGGTACCAACATAGAAGGCGCTACAGCAGATGCACCTACCTTTATTGATCATTTAAGGAGACTGCATAAGCAAGGTTATACACATTTAACCATGGTTGCTGGATCAGATAGAATTCATGAATATCAAAGAATCATAAATAAGTACAACGGGTCTGAATTCAATTTCAAATCCGCTAAAGTTATTTCCGCGGGTGACCGTGATCCTGATGCAGAAGGTGCAGAAGGTATGTCTGCTTCTAAAATGCGCAGACATGCTGAAAATGGTGATTTGAAGTCCTTTAAAGAGGGTTTACCTAAGCACGTTTCACACGACCATGCGGTTAGTCTATACAACGATGTTCGTAAGGGCATGAACATAAAGTAAAGGAAAATAAAATGTCAACAAAAATAACAGAACATTTTACAGTAGAAGAATTGACGGCATCGCCAACCGCGAAGGCCAAGGGTATTGCAAATACACCTACACCAGAACATCTTGCGAACATGAAGTACGTTTGCGAGAAGATTTTGGAACCAGTTCGTGCGCATTTTGGTAAACCAATTAAGATCAATTCGTCTTATCGTTGCCCCGCCCTAAATGTAGCTGTTGGAGGTTCAAAAACTTCCCAGCACGTGAATGGTCAAGCGGTAGATTACGAAATTGAAGGCGTTTCAAATAAGATTCTTGCCGATTGGGTTTCGGAAAATCTTGAATTTGACCAAGTTATTCTAGAATTTTTCACTCAGGGTGATAAGAATTCGGGTTGGGTTCACACTTCAATTAAGAAAGAAGGCGGCAATCGTAAGCAGAAGTTGATCGCAAAGAAAGATGGCGCATCAACCAAATACGTACCGACAACTGATTTTGATCCAACCAATGCATGGAAAAACGTTTAACCAGGAGTTAAAATATGTCAGCCGTAAATTATACAACTTTAAATCCAATTGCCTGTGTGCAAATAAAGCAGGGAATCGTAGATAATATGGTTCCTGATGGTGATGGATACGTAGGTCTAGGTGTATGGGAAGAGCCTTATTCGTACACGGTTTTTGGTGCTATAATGAGAAAATATAATCTTAATATTTCTACGACTCCTTATTTTATGGCATTGTGCGAAGCCGGCACGAATTCATTTACCGAATTTGGGTCATACACTTCTGCTGGTAACGAATCTTTTAAACCAAGGGGTGCCATTTACATTAGCGGCGAAGAAGAATATGAAGAGTTTGCGGATTATCTTGGGCGGCCAGACCTTTTGACTAATCAATCTCTCGTTAGAACAGAATTGGCATTTGATGCTGCCTATTTTAAATGGCAAAAACTTGATCTAGGTTCGCATTGTCCAGCCCGCACCAATCTTAGGCTTCAGCAAGTTGCCAGCGCCTATGAATTGAATCCTCCTGTGGCAGACGCAGTAGCACTTAGTCATATGAATCAGGCAACCGGTAAAAATGCAACTGCTGCGGTCGTTGAATTATATTGCGGCGGAGTGGATCACATAAACCATGTTCTGGTCAGTAATGTCAACAAACCCAATGATAGCGTCAGTCTTAAAGCGATCTTTACGCAGGCAGCGAGCCGTTAGAACAGTAGGGGAAAGTAAGTAGATATGTTTAATTTGATACCATTACCATATAAGTTGGGTGCAATTCTTTTAGTTGTAATTGCCGCCTTTACTTTTGGTTACATGAAGGGTAATGCAAAGGCCGAAGTAGAACTACAGAAGTTTGCTGCTGAAAGTCAACAAAAGGTTGCTGAACTGACGGCGGCCAATTCAGATATTAAAGAGAAGGTTATCACTAAATTTGTTGACAAGGTGAGAACCGTAAAGGAGAAAGAATATGTTTACGTACAACAAAGTCAAAATGCTGTGCCTACTCAGTTTGAGTTGTCTAATGGCTGGGTGTACCTCCATGACTCTAGCGCCAGTGATGGTAATGCCGAAGCCGCCAGAAGTTCTGATGGCACCGCCTCAGGTTTTAAAGACAATCAAATCCTCGCAACCATTGTCAACAACTACGCCGCCTGTCACACAAACTCCCAGCAACTAATACAATTGCAGCAGTGGATTAAAGAAAACCGGGCAGCAGTTGATGAGGTTAATAGGAAAAATAAGAAATGAAAACCTTCAACGAATTTTTAGAAGAAAAAGTTATAGATGGTAGGGTTATGCAATTCGCTTCTAATGCGCATGAACTCTGGAGAAAACAGCACATTAAAGACAAGGGCAATGTTCCTAGAGTTAAAAAGAATAGTGATGGAACTGAAGGTGATATTAATGTACCTTTTCATAAACTGCACCCCGATTGGCAAAAAGAAAACATTGCTGCAGGTCATGCAGCTTTGGGAGCTGTTAAGAAACATCCGAATGATATTGAGAAGGCATCTGAACATGTGCATAATGAATGGATGAAGCGTAATCCTAAAGCAGAGTATAACGCATCTCAGCATAAACCTTATAATGATTTGCCTGAAGATGAAAAAGAAAAAGACAGAGTTCATGTTCGTACCATGATGGATTTAAAAAATAAATGAAAACCTTCAACGAATTTTTAGAAGAAACAAAAAAAACTGGTTGCACTTGTTGGGCCAGTTACAAGCGTGTACCTGGTACCAAACCATGTTCACCAGGAAGTTGTGTCAAAGAAGAAGTAGAAGATATTACGGAACGTGGCGAAGACTCTAAGGGTCACTACCGTGCAACAGAAGATGGCGCAGGGCTGACTCGCAAGGGCGCAAAAGCCCATGGCATTAAGACAGCAGTTACAACTCCTCCTAGTAAGCTAGACCCTAACGGGAAAGCTGCAAAGCGCCGCAAGTCATTTTGCGCCCGTATGAGTGGAATGAAAGGTCCTATGAAAGATGAGAAGGGTCGCCCAACCCGTAAGGCTATGTCACTTCGTCGCTGGAATTGTAACTAATGAAATCTTTTTATAGTTTTTTGGAAGAAGGTGTAAATGATCCCGCTATATTTAAAGCGGTGTTCATGGCAGGTGGTCCAGGATCAGGTAAATCTTTTGTTACCGGTTAATCCGCTTTAACGGCCTTAGGACTTAAACTAATTAATTCCGATCCTGCTTTCGAGGATGCACTTAAAAAGGCAAATCTTTCACCTTCTAATCCAGAACATATCATGTCCCCGAAAGGACAAGAAGCGAGAGAACGAGTTAAAAGAAT